ACACTCTTTCCCTACACGACGCTCTTCCGATCTGACTTACAAGAGACGGAAATAACCGGATTGAAAAAACAATCAATAACGTGACCATGATCTTGGAGAATGATCCTTTTTTAAAAGGAAAGATTGTGACGGATGAGTTTGCAAGCTGTGGCATGGTGCGTGGGAGCCTCCCGTGGAACCAGAGAGAGGGAAAGCGGAGATGGGAAGATGTGGACTATGCCGGATATTATCGCTATATGGAGACGTTTTACGGGATTACAGGCAAGGAAAAGCTGGACAATGGTCTTCTGATCGTCAGCAGTCAGAACAAGGTCAATGAGGTGAAGGAATACCTGACAAGTCTCAAATGGGACGGTGTAAAGCGGGTGGATACGCTTCTTTCGGATTATCTTGGGGCTGATGATAACCTCTATACGCGTGCAGTAATACGGAAATCATTGTGTGCTGCAGTGGCAAGGGGAATCTTAGGCGGTGTGAAATACGATTACATGCCGATCTTTGCAGGACCGCAGGGGATTGGAAAGAGTACATTTCTTGCAATTCTTGGAAGAGAGTGGTTTTCGGATTCCCTCACAAGTTTCGAAGGAAAAGAGTCTGCGGAGCTGATACAGGGAACCTGGATCAATGAAGTCGGGGAACTGACGGCGATGACGAAGCAGGAGACCAGTGCGGTCAAACAGTTTCTGAGCAAGACGCATGATATCTATAGGGCCGCTTATGGCCGTACTACGAACAAATACCCAAGACGGTGCGTATTCTTCGGTACAAGCAACGACAGCGAGTTTTTAAGGGATTCCACGGGGAACAGAAGGTTCTGGCCGGTGGATGTAGGAGAACATAAAGCAAAGAAATCGGTATGGCAGCATCTCCCTTTGGAAGTGGATCAGATATGGGCTGAAGCCTATATGTACTGGGCAATGGGGGAAGACTTGTTTTTACCGAAAGAGATTGAAAAACTGGCAGAAGAACAGCAGGAAAAACACAGGGAGTCTTTTGCAAAAGAAGGTGTGATAAGGGAATTTTTGGAAAGGAAACTTCCTGTGAACTGGGATGCAATGAACCTGATGCAGAGGCGGCAGTACCTGCAGGGAGGAATGCAGGCACCTAAAAATGAAGAACTGATAGAACGTAGAAAAGTATGTGCTGCAGAGATTTGGCAGGAATGCTTTGGAAGTGATATCAAGTACATGGGAAAAAGAGACAGTATGGAGATCAATAATATTTTATCAGGAATACCAGGGTGGAAAAGGAACCGGACTTCGCAGAGATATGGCTTTTATGGAACTCAAAGAGGGTTTGAAAGGGTGTCAACAATGTAGGACGACATGCGTAAACAAAGTCCGAAATTGTCAACAAAAGGACAAAAAATGCAAAAATTAGAAAAATAACAAGTTTGTTTACATGTTGACGGGATTGTTGCAAAGATGTTGACACGAAAAATCGCAGAAATACAACATTTATAAATATATGTCAACAATGTCAACAAACTTTTATATAAAAATAAAAAAATAAAAATAAAGAGTACACGTACGCTATATGTACTACATAACGCGCATAATAGGGGGTACACATACGCGTGCGAGGTTGTAGATGTTGCAGGAGGTGCGAAAATGTTAGAGATAGAGATTGAGAAAATATTGGTGACAGAAGTGAAGAAGTTGGGAGGTAAGGCATATAAGTTTGTCAGTCCCGGCAACAGCGGGGTACCGGACCGGATTGTAATATTCCCGAAAAAACCCCCGGTATTTGTGGAATTGAAAACGGACACAGGCGTGCTTACGAACCTGCAGACTGTACAGGTGAAAAGGCTGAGAGAACTTGGCCAAACGGTGGAAGTAGTAAAGGGGATAGCCGGATTGATCAAATTTTTCGGGAAATACGGATATCCGCAAGTAAGCATTCTACTTTCCGGAAAATACAAAGGGGTGAAAACAGATGGAGTTTAAACCACACGGCTATCAGAAACACTGTATTGAAAAGATCATCGAGATAAAAAAAATCGGGTTATTTCTCGATATGGGACTGGGAAAAACGATCACAACATTAACGGCCGTGAAGGAATTGAAATATAACCGGTTTGAAGTACGGAAAGTGCTTGTGATCGCACCGAAGAAAGTGGCCGAAGGAACATGGACCAAGGAGAAAGATAAATGGGAGCACACGAAGGTGCTGAGGGTATCGCAGGTACTTGGAAGTCAGACAAAACGCATCCGTGCACTGAACACACCGGCGGACATCTACATCACCAACAGGGAGAACGTAGTGTGGTTAGTGGATTATTACCGGAACAGTTGGCCGTTTGACATGGTGGTGATCGATGAATCCAGCAGCTTTAAGAGCCATAAAGCAAAACGGTTTAAAGCACTTGCGGGTGTGGGAACAAGGATCAACCGTCTTGTAGAGCTTACGGGAACCCCATCCCCGAACGGACTTGATGACCTGTGGGCACAGATCTATCTGTTAGACGGAGGTGAACGACTCGGAAAAAGATATACACAGTTCCGGGAACGGTATTTTGATCCGGGAGAACGCGGGAACAATGTAATATATAACTACAAGGCGAAGCAGGGGAGTGAGGAAAGCATCCTGAAAATCATTTCCGACATCTGCATCAGCATGAAGGCAGAGGATTATCTGCAGCTTCCGGATGTGACATACCATCCTGTAACCGTTACCCTGGATACAAAAGCAAGAAAGGCATATCAGGAACTGGAGAGAAAAATGGTGCTGGCACTTCCGGAGGATGAAGAAGAAATCAGTGTGACAAGTGCAGCGGCGCTGAGCAATAAACTTCTGCAGCTTGGGAACGGTGCGATTTATGACGAAGACCGGAACGTGCATGAAATCCATAACTGCAAGATTGAGGCATTCATGGAACTGGTGGAATCCCTTCAGGGAAAACCGGCATTAGTGTTTTATAATTTCCAGCATGACAAGGAGCGGATCCTAAAGGCACTTGCAAAGACAGGGTTACGCGTAAGGGAGTTAAAGACCACACAGGATGAGGATGACTGGAACAATCGTGAAATTGATATCCTTCTGACGCACCCGGCAAGCAGTGCCTATGGTTTGAACCTACAGCATGGAGGAAACCATGTAATCTGGTTTGGCCTTACCTGGAATTACGAACTGTATACCCAGGCAAATAAAAGGCTGCACAGGCAGGGGCAGACGGAGAAGGTAATCATCCACCAGCTGGTATGCGAGGGGACGAGAGATGAAGATGTAGTACAGGCACTGGAACGAAAAGATGATGTACAGAATTATGTGATGCAGAGTCTGAAAGCAAGGATAAAACGGATTAAGGAGGAATCAGGAAGATGAAAATTAGAATTTCAGCAACAGGAAGAAGTGTCTCACTGGACATTGAGAATCAAGAAATTGCGGAGGCAGTATTTAATAAGCTTGCAATTATGCTTTTGGGAATCTCGAAGGAATATCAGGATAAGAGAAAGAATGTCGGCCAAAAGAAGAAAACGCCGGAGATAATCGTTCATGAGCAGGAAGAAAAGGAAGCCATAGAGGATGAACCGGCAGAAGCTGAAACATATTCCGGGAAAGGATTCCTGTACATGAAATGTCGGGAATGTGGCGCTGTGAAAGGATTTACCTCGAACAAGGAACTCAAAGGGTATCATTGTTTTGAATGCGGGACAGATACACCGTTTCAGGAGCAGCTGAAAAAGATACGCATGAAGTGTGAATGTGGGAATTATTCTGAATATTTGACAAATATGGACGAGCCTATGTTTGATATTACATGCATTGCTTGCGGGAATCCTGTCGCCGTACAGTGGAATGATAAAAAACAGGTTTACGAAACGATACAGTAAGCAGGATATCTGCAGAAAGGAGAAAAGAGTTGCGCGCATAATAACCGGTTTCTCCTGAAAAAGAAATGGAGCAAGAAAGAGTAAAACTAATTACAGACAATATACGGCTAGCACATTACGTGGCACGACAGTTTTATAGCAGCAGTGTTGAATATGAGGAGCTTGTAGGAATCGCCTCGTTGGGTCTGGTAAAAGCAGCAGATAAATTTGATTTTCAGAAAGGTGTAAGTTTTTCTACGTTTGCCATACCGGTAATACGAAATGAGATTCTGCAGGAGTTCAGGAGAATCCGCAAGAGAGTAGCATGCGTGTCATTGCATGAACCGATAGAAAGTGAGGAAACCGGTCTTGAACTGATGGATATGATAACGGATGAGCAGGACAGATATAAAATAATTGAGGAGAAAGTGTTTATAAAACAGCAGATGAACAAACTGACAAAGCAGGAGCGAAGAGCGTTGCAATTGAATGTGCAGCATCCCGACCTGTCACAGGAGCAAAAGAGCAATATCATAGGGGTAAGCCAGTCGTATTATTCAAGGCTGGTACTTAGCGCAAGAAAGAAAATTTGTTGCTGATAGGGGAGGTGATAACTTGGGGCATGGACGTACAAGGAAACAGGCAAAGCTAGATAAAAAGCAGAAATACAATGAATTGGCCGGACGCAGGGCAGAAGAGAGCGCAAGGAAGGCGTTTGAGCGAGACGTGCGCAAAGAATATGGCGTGAAGCAATGTCTGACAAAATGGGGAGTTGACATGAAGGGAGTGATTGCCGATGGACAAGCAAAAGCTGAAAAAATACATGCCGAACAAAGAGAGACTTAAGCGGATAGATGAAAGAATAGATGAGTTATGTGAGAGAGATATTCCGGAAGTGATGGGAAAAGTAGTTGGATCCAGTGAGGATTTCCCATATACTGAAGTCAGAACTTCTGTAAGAATGTATGAGCCTTATGAGAATGATAGGATAAACAAGCAAATCCGAGAGAAAGAAGCAGAACGCTTACAGGTGCTGGCGGAGATTCAAGAAGTTGAAGAGTTCCTTGACGGGATAGAGGATGCGGAAATAAAAGAGATTTTTGAACTGTTGTATGTCGACGGAAAGAGGCAGAGAGAGGTTGCAAAACAGTTCAATATAGACCGAAGTTATGTATCAAAAAAAATCAATGGATATTTGCAACTTTCACACTTTTCACAAAAATAGTATGTTATAATTATTCTAGAAAAGTTATAATTAACTTTTGATTTTTCTTCCCAAAACACACTTATATATCGAAAAGGGCGCCTTGCAAATTGTGAGGTGTCTTTTTTGTTGAAAAGCGAGATGATTTAGAGTAAAATTAAAATAGAGAAATATTTATTATACAAGTGTGTGGAGGATAAAACTATGGCTTTTGAAAATGGAAATAATATGTTTGATTATTGTGGGGAAATTTTTAAAAGATATCAAAAAGATAATTTGGTATTTTATAAAGCGTTGCAATTATTAGCGTATTTTGAGACTAGAAATGATTACCCATATTGTACAGATGAGTTATCAGAGGTTTTGGAAAAGGTACTGGGATATAACTTGGGGTGGCTTTTCGGATTTTGTTTGGAAATATACGGTTATGTTCGGGAAAGAGATGGAATGGGATGTAGAAAATGCATATACGGAAGATATAAAGCCTGAATTAAGCAAAGAAGAAACAGATGTTTTGGTACAAAATTTTAAAAATGATATGGAATCTTTCTTTATTGTAACAACTCCATTTTTTGAAGAACTTTTTATGGGGGAAACGAATTCGATACGGCTTAAAAAAATTGCATTAAAGCAAACATATGGAGATGAAAAAACAATTCGACTTATAAGAAAAGATGGACAAACATTTGATTTTTCAGTGAATACTAAAGATATTCAAAATATAATAGATGTATTTTCTGGTATAAAATAAACGGAGGTACATAGATTATGAAAGAGGCAAAAATAATAGATTTCACATCTTCAGAGAACAAAGAAAAGTATGTAGGAAGTAAACTCTACAATATGCAAAGGGCGGATAATATGGATGATTTATTAAAAGCGTATATCGAAAAAGTCAATAGAGATCAAAGTGATTTGCGAGAAGATATAAGAGAAAGTGAAAAAAGGACGGAACACAGAATATCGGAAATGGAAGGTAGAATGGATTCCAGACTGGAAAGAATAGAAAGAATGATAGAAAAACAAGGGGATAACATTCAATCTATAGAACAAAACGTGAATAACAAAATGGACGAGAACAAGAAATTTATGTGGGGAATTGTTATTACTATACTGTTAAGTATTGTGGCATCAATAGGTGTTATAGTTGCGACGTACTTTTCTACAATTTCATTATTACAAGATATGCTTACAAAATAAACTTATAGGCACCCTCCGGGGTGCTTTTCCAATACATAAAACCTCTCATTCCTCACATACTATATCTGAGGTGAGGAAATGGATAAGAAGGATCAAGAGAAGTTAAACAGAAAGAAAAGCAATGAAGAATTCAACAGCATTACCGAGAAGGTAAAGCCGGAGAATCAGAACCAGCATCACAATGTCAGGAAAGAGGCAGTTGATGTGAAGATGAGACAAATGTAAGGCGTCCATTAGGGCGTCTTTTCTAATACCCAAATATGGATACATAGCTCAGTGGTAGAGCACTTCATTCGTAGTGAATATGCCACAGGTTCGATTCCTGTTGTATCCAGAGATAGAAAAAGTTGATAGATTGGAAGGTGGTGAAGTGGCAGGTTATGAAAACATAAAAGATGCAAATAACAATCGAACTCCGAGTGAACGCCGAGAATTAGCAAGAATTGCCGGCATAAAGAGCGGTGAAGCGAGAAGAAGAAAAGCGGCTATGCGAGATACAATGAATAGGTGTTTGACTATGCAGGCGCACGTTGATGGACTATCTGATGTGTTAATTGCAGACGGAGGAGAAAGTACCTATGAGGAAATCATTACGATGGCAATCATCAATCAGGCAGCGATGGGAGATGTAAAAGCGTATAATGCGATTATGAAAGTCGTGGGACAGACGGATAAATCAGAGGCTGATTTGGAAGAGCAGAAAATCCGGACGGATAGAGCCAAGAGAGCAAGAGATATGGAAGTCGGAGACACAGACACATCAGACGAAAATATACAAAGTTTCTTGAAGGCTATGAGACCGACGCAAGAAGATTTAGAAGATTTGTTCTCAGAAGATGAAAACAAGGAGGTCGAGACTGATGGCGAAGAAACAGAAGAGACCAGCTAGATTCAAATTCAAGCCGTTCTCAAAGCAACAACAGAGACTAATGCACTGGTGGCGACCTGGATTGACTTCTGCAGAGAATGATTTCGTTATCGCAGATGGATCCATCCGATCGGGAAAGACAATTGCATGTATTATTGGTTTTCTCACATGGTCTCAGGAGATGTTTTCAGGGCAATCTTTTATTCTCGCAGGAAAAACAATGGGAGCTTTGAAAAAGAATGTTGTCCGCCCTATGCAACAGATACTGGAAGCATGGGGGTGGTCTTACACATATATACGATCGGGAACAGACGCAAGAATAGAGATAGGAAGCAATACCTATTACTTGTATGGGGCAAATACAGAGGCGAGTCAAGATGCATTGCAGGGCTTGACGGCTGCCGGGGCTTATGCGGATGAAGCAGCACTGTTTCCACAGAGCTTTATTGATCAGATGATTGGTCGTTGTTCGGTCGATGGTTGGAAAGTATGGATGAACTGTAATCCGGAAGGACCTCATGCGTATATCAAAGAGGAGTTCATCGATAAAGCAAAAGAGAAGAAAGTCTATAGGCTACACTTTATGATGGACGACAACTTGACACTATCCGCACAGCGCAAGGAAGCATATAAGCGGTCATGGAGTCCGGGGAGTGTATTTTACAAGCGGTTTATCCTTGGTTTATGGGTAGCAGCTGACGGATTGATTTATCAGCAGTTCGCGGATAATGTGAAACAATATCTAATAGATGAGAACTGGTTAAAAGAAAATGAAATTATATATGCAACAATCGGGGTCGATTTCGGAGGAACGAAGTCGGCTCATTCTTTTACTTTAACAGGATTCACAAGGGGTTATAAACAGGTGGTTGTATTGGATGAGTATTATTACAAGAAGCGTATCAATCCAAAACAGCTACAAGATGATTTTATAGACTTTGTAAAGAGGGCAAAACAGAAATATAAAGTCTATGAGGCATACTGTGATAGCGCTGAGCAGACACTTATTGCCGGATTGGAAATGGCGTGTGTACAGGCGCATGTCGGTATTGAGATTAAGAACGCAATAAAAGGCTCTATCAATGATCGTATCGCATTTTACAATAGCTTGATTGCACAGAACAGATGGAAAGTAATGAAGCACTGCAAGCACATTATAAGTGCATTTGAGAACGCTTGTTACGATGATAAGAAAAAGAATATGGACGTGCGTCTTGACGATGGACTTATGAACGTGGACAGCTTGGACAGTACAGAATACAGCACAGAAAGCATACAGGAAGATATCCTGTATATTGCAGCATAGGGGAGTGAAATATGGGTAATGAAATACGCCAGTATTTGGCAGAAAACAAATATAATACGGCATCGGACGAGACATATAGTCATATCGACGAATGGCTCGAATGGTATCAGGGCGATGTGGAAAAGTTTCACAAATATAAGGTTTTTAACGGTTCCGTGACAACAGAGCATAAGCGTTACACGATGGGAATGGCGAAGAAAGTCTGTGAAGACTGGGCAAATTTACTATTGAATGAGAAAGTGGCAATCAAAGCAGGAAACTATGAAGAGCGATTACAGGAAATCCTAAGTAATAATAATTTTATCGTTCGGGCGAATCAACTGGTTGAGATTGCATTTGCACTTGGTACTGGGGCGC